TCCCGTGTTCTCCGTCTTTATAGATATGTCTGCATTTTTCCACAAGCATCCAGTTTTTTAATTTTCTATCCCCCAGATCAAGGCAGATAATCACCATAGACCCTGCCCGCACTCGGTTATCCCCTAAAACATTCGTAAGTTTGAGATTACAGGTTTTTTGGTTATACAATTTTAGTAGCGCATCCGCTTTTGCTTTCCCGTTTTCTCCTTTGGAAAGTGTATCAAAATATTGCAGCACTCCCCAGCGGTTAATATTTCCTCCATCCTGCGCAATATAAACTTCGCGCTTTCCGGTTTCTTCATTATCATAGGTCAATTTAATTTTATTGTAAGTATCATTGTCTATTGTGGACGTATAATCAAAATTTCCCCCGGTTTCTTCATCAATCATCAAGTAGGCTCCGGGCTTTCCGACTTTCATTGAAGCAATATTTTTCAAGGTCAGCTTGCCAAAATCATCATATAACACAAACATTTCTTTTGTATTTTGCAAAGTTAAATCAAGCGCGTTTTCTATCATATCAAACAGGGAAGTATTATCTTCCACCCGCGATGCAATCACAAAACCAGTTTGTTCAATCTCCCCTGTCTGCAATCGAAAATCTGCTGCTAATCTTTTAATCAACTCGGAGGCGGTCTTATTTTCATAAACGTAAGTATCCTTGTTGGTCAGGTAGCGCAATTGGTCATAGGCGGTTACGCTTACAATTCCTTCCCTGTCCTGACGTTTTGTAAATAAAAACCCGAAGAAAACCGGAGTTCCATCCACTTTTAACCGAATAGCCGCGCCCTCTTCCAGGCACAAAGCGGCATCCGCAATTACATTAAACTTTAGTTTCCCCGGAACACCACGCCGTTCGGTACTCCATTCAATCCCTTCCTCCACAGCGGGAAGATAACCCTTTTTTCCAGTGGTATCCGCAATTAACAATTCTATCTCCACGATTATCCCCCTTTCACGCTATCCGCCGTCACCCACCCAAGCCATCCTCCGGAGGGAGTGGTTACATGGTATGGATGAGAACCCTTCTGGTTAATGAAATTTATCTTCCCTCGATAATTGTTTTTTGTCTGCCCTGGACCATTCCCATAGCTATCCCGATGAAGCCGCCCATTAACAATAACATCCGATCCGATACCAATAGGTGTAGAAGAGCGGACAGTGGATTTTGCCCGCGCTTTTTTGGTGGTTGCTTTCGAATTTTCCGCAATATTTACGGTTTTTGTCCCATAGTCCCTATATTGTTTCAAGTTAAATTTCACTGTGAAATCAAAACCATTCTTTGCATCTTCGGTAATGCGGTAATCTTCCAGCGACACTTTGATATTTGTGTTTTGCAGCGTCTTTCCTGCAGGAGAACTCCGGCACACAATAAACTGGAAAGGCTTTTTACTTGTTTTCAATTCCTCAAAGAGATCAAAAAAATATCCCGCGTCCTTAAATCCGGATGGATAAACAGCATAAGGATATTGCACCTGGGGAATTTCCGCTTCAAATTCAATATCTGTCAGTTCCGCTTTTTTTAAGATATTGATTTCGCCTTCGTTAATCAATTTTACGGTCTTATTCCCACCATTTATTTTTATCTGAATTTTTCCAGGGGGAATGGGCAACAAGCAATCTTTCAAATATACATCATATCCACTTTTTGCCATCTACTCATGCACCCCTTCCGCGATTGTGTCAACGCTCTCTTTTACCGAATCAGTCAATTTTGTTATAAATCCGTCAATATCATCACCGCTATTGATACTATTTTGCATCCCTGACATATCAACATGAACTTCTGCAACCGTGTATTTATTTATACTTTCCTGCTCTGCAATATCGCGCAGATAACGAAGATCTTCCTCTGTAATATCCATGGAGTCTTTAATCGCGGCTGTATTCCCTGCAATATCATCCATGCCATAAACCAAATCTTCCCCATAATTGCCTAAGTTTTTGTAGTCCTCCGGGGATGGCACTTCTGTTTCAAACAGACTGGCAAGATCAAAGTTTGCAATGCTCTCGTCAATTCCCTTACCAAATTCGTACCCGACATTCCAAGCATCCTTGTACTCGAAACGTCCAAGCTTCAAATCGTCAGCATCTACCTTCCCCATGATTTCTACACCATTGCCGTATGTTTCCTCCACCCAGTCACCAATGGAATCCCGCCACCCTTGAAGACCCTCCGCTAAATTTGAGCCAAAGATCCAATCAATCGCGGAAGCCACCGACTGGAGCAGGGAAAGCACCGTGTCAACCAAGTCAAAAAACAGCCGGGCAATTGCACCAATGGGATCAGTAAACACGTTCGCAAGGAAATTTACAAATGAGGCGATAAAGTTCCAGAGTGTGACAAACAGGTCAATGATGAAATTGATTGCAGCAGTAAAAACATTCCCGACAAACGCCAGCGCAGTCATGAAAACTCCGCAAATTATCCCCGTTGCCGAAACAGAGGTTCCGGCAAATTTGTTTACCGCCGCTACTGCCGCATAAAATAGGGCTATCAAGGCGATTATAAGAATGATTATCCATGTAATAGGGCAAGCCAAAAGAGCCGCATTAAACCCATATTGCGCCGCTGTAGCCGCAAAAGTTGCCCCTGTTTCCATTGCAAGAGAAGCTGCATGAACCTGTTCCGCAAAAGCCTTTGCTGCTGTGATTGCTGTTGAAATTCCCGTAACGGTATTTGCTGCCAACTGCGCCCCATAATAAACCGCCAAAGCCCCGGCAACCCCATAAATAATCGGGGAGAGCCATGACCAGTTATCCGCAACCATTCCCGCAGCACTTTCAAGAAAATCAAAAATTTCAAGTGTAATTCCCGCGACAACAGATAAAGATTCAACCGCGTCATTCACAAATCCCTGAAATGCCTCACTGTTCGCAATCTCATTTATTCGTTCTAAAACAGGCTGAAACGCTTTTTGCGCATTGTTCTGAAACGAAGTCCAAATCTGAGAAAAAGTCATTGGCATATTTTCAAATTTTTCATTGGTTTCTTCTGCCGCATAAAACATTGCGTTCTTTATCAGCTCTGCAGAAAGGATTCCCTCGCTGGCAATATCCTTCATATTTCCTTGAACATTCCCCGCCAGGTCTTCCACATCCATCTTCATCGCGCCCGCAACGCCAGCCAGCACACTTTCATTTTCCTCTATGTACCGGGAAATGTTCTGCACAATATTTGGGGCTTGCTCCAAAATGCTATTGTATTCTTCCCCGCGAAGCACGCCGGAACCCATCGCCTGAGTAAGCTGTAACATCGCTGATTCAATCCCTGTCGCGTCCGTCCCTGCAATGGTAAACTGCTTGTTGATCTGCTCCATAAAGGCAATGATTTCTTCCGAACTGCTAAATGCATCCCCCGCCATCAATCCAAGCTTGGAAACGGCATCCGCAGTTGCCTGATAACTCCCTCTTGTCCTCTCTGCAGAGAGAAAGATCATATTCTGCAAGTCCTCTGTTGTCTGTAAACCATCATTCATCATGTCCAGTCTGGCAGTTGTGGAAACCATTTGGTCGGACAAACTAATTGCTGCGGTAATACTCTGAATAGTTGCATATGCCGCAACCGCACCCTTTATGGCGGAAATCAGCCCGTTTGCTTTCTCCGTTCCGTCCTCGATTACACGGTTAAATCGCCCCTGTTCATCCACATTGTCCCTGATATAGCGTTCCGTATTTCCCACGGTCTGCGACAAACGAAGATAGGCTTCATTTGCTGCGGAAACATCCATACTTTCCATTGCATGATTTAAATTCTGCTGTTCCTGCAATGCTTGGTTTAACTGTCCCCGCAACTGTTCCAGTCCCGCATTTGCCATGTCTGTTCCTATATTCACCGGCTGATTTTCAATCTGCTGAATACGTGTCCGAATACTGTCAATCCGAACCGCCAGACTATTTAAATTCTGAAATGATTCCGGCGGAAAGAGATTGGTGTTATAGGTCTGTCGTGCAATGGTATCCTGCGTGCTGCTCAACTGCTCCATCATCTCATTCGCGTTCTGAACTTCCTGCCGGAAACGGTCAACCCCCGTATTGGTAAAAACGGGCATTGTGTCCGTTTCCCAGTGAACCGGAATCTCCACAGGAGAGATATTGGAAAAAGAATCCCGCACAAGCCTTTCTGTGTCTGCTACATTCTGAGAAAGTCGCAAATATGCAGTATTGATTTCACTGATATCCATATCCTGCATAGCGGTATCCAAATCATTTTGAAGCTGCAAGGTTTGGTTTAGCTGCATACGCAATCGTTCAAGCTGTGTATTCGCCTCTTCTGTTCCAATATTCAAGGAATTGTCTTCCGCTTGATTTATCATGCTGGTTAACTCTTGAACCCGGTTTTCCACGCTCTGAATATCGTAGGATGCTTGCGGGGAAAGTATTTCTGATTCATTCGCCTGTTGTGTGATTCGGGATTGTATTTCTGATAGCCGTTCCATCATGGAATTTACGCTTGTAACTTCCTGTTCAAAGCGTTCAATCCCCGTATTGGTAAATACATCCACCCCTTTGTAACTTTCCCAGTGAACCAGAATCTCCACAGGTTTTGCCGATAATTCAACCATTTGGGAAGGTGCATTTCCCATTAAGGTATCCATCTGCCCTTGCCTTGCAATAATATCATCCAGAGAATTGGAGATCGCGCTAACTTGCAGTTCGGCGATGGAAGCATCCATTTGAAGCGGATTTTCCTTTAAAAATTCAATCGCTTGCTGCATCCGCTCAATTTCCTGACTTATCCCTATAATCTCTTTTCTGGTATCTTTCGGCAGGAGATATATCTTTTTTCCGATATCCTGGATGGCATCCTGCATCATGGCAACTTCATTTAATTTATCCGTAATTCCTGTAATCTTTTCTTCCACCTCAGGAAATGGTATCTGTGGTATTTGGGGTGTTTGCATCTCGATGGGATTGATTTGGCTTTGCATTCCAATTCCCTGGATTACTGTATCTAATTTCTGCGCGGCAACCGCAACCTCATCGATCTGATCTCTCACCCCAGAAAGAGGGGAGGAGGAAACAGGGGCATTCATTACCGCCTGCATTTGCTCCATCCGGTCAATGGATAAGTTTACTGTGCGAATAATCTGTGTCATCACACCAGTAAATTTATCCTGCAATTCAATGGAAGACTGAATACTTCCCAATGCTATCACCTCCCCTTTCTTCCCTTTTTTGCCTTTCGCTTCATTTCTTTTTCTTTTTTCTTATCATCTTCTATTTTCTTTTTAATTGCCGCCACGGTAAACGCTTTTTCCTGTTTATCCATCGCAAGAAAAACAGAAGGCAGGATATGAAGTTTCAGGAGAGCAAAGTAAGCAAAATTTGCCTCCCAATCGCCCTCCTCAATTATTTTTTTGCCTCTTCTACCT